GATCAATTCCGGGCCGTGCGTGGTGGGTAACTTTGGTAGTACTACACGCTTTGACTACAGTGTTCTCGGCGATGCTGTTAATCTGGCTGCTAGGCTAGAATCAAGTTGCAAGAACTATGATGCAGACTTAATCATATCTGAGCACAGTTTAGTAGATGGTTATGAGTATGAGTTTCTAGACGAGGTAACTGTAAAAGGTAAGTCGGAGCCAGTTAAAATCTATACCATACGAAAATAGTACTTGACATCAGGTATAATTTTTGATATAATTTGGATAAAGATGTGGAAACTTCCACAAGCAAAAGGGGATAACATGCAGGACATCGAGCAGGTAGCTGCGGCACTTGAAAAACACGAAGCTATTTGTGCAGAACGCTGGAAAACAGTATTCAATAATTTACAGACTATGGAGAAAGGGGCTGAACAGAGATTTAATGGAATCGATGAGCAAACTTCTAAAATAGAAACTATAATATTAGGGAGTGCAGGATTTTTAATCGTAACACTAGCAGGTATCGTTGCAAGCATGATGTCAATGCATTAGGAGATAAACATGGAAATGGATTACAAAAAGAAAGATATAACAAAAGCACCTAAAATTAAAAAAGTGGTAAAAGAAGTCCCAGAAGGGTGTGGACTATTTCAAAAGCCTAGACAAACATCTTGGAAAGCTGTAAAAGCTACAGGAGAGTCTAAATTTTTTGCTACTAGAGAACAAGGATTAGAATGGCTAACGACATAAAGAAAGCATTAGAAAATGCAGTGGAGAAAGAAGATGCTTCTCCAGAACTTTCAGCAAGAGTAAAGAAACTCTTAGCAAGAAAGAAGAACCTAAGAAGAAGAACTCATAACCCAAAGCGTATAAGACGTGATAACTAAAAAACGCTTAGAAGAAGAGTATACTTGGGTTCACCAGAACACTACTACAATGGCGGGTAAAACAACCATTAAGAATAAAGAAAGTATCAAACAGGTAATAGACAAAGTAAAACCTGTAAATACTTTAGATTACGGGTGTGGTAAGGCCTGGCACTATCTTCACGATTATGTACATAATGAGTGGGGAATAGCAATGCCAACACTATATGATCCTTATGTACCAGAGTTCAGTAAACTAGCAGGATATAAATGTAACTTTTTCGATTTAGTACTATGTGTAGATGTGATGGAACACATACTACCAGAGGAAGTCGATGATACACTACATCAGTTATTCTTCTTAGGAAACTTTGTGTACCTTCATATAGATACTAAACCTGCAATTAAAAAATTTAAAGACGGAACTAACTTTCATGTTAGTCTGCACACAAAAGACTGGTGGATTAATAAACTAAATGAGTATGGAACGAATTACCACGCAGACTTTAACGAATAAGAAGACACACGAAGAACGATTAAAGATATGTCAGAAGTGTCCAAACTATAGTAAGTTTTGGAAGACTTGTAAGATATGTCATTGTTTTATGCCCCTCAAGACTAAATTAAGATGGGCTGAGTGTCCAGACGAGCCACCTCGTTGGACTTAGGAGAGAGAGATGCCCAAAGGCAAAGGAACTTACGGCTCTAAAAGAGGCCGACCAAAGAAGAAAGGCGGAAAGAAGAAGAAGTCAATGGGAGGCTTAACAGCTGCCCAAAAGAAACTACCTAAGAAACTACAACAAGCGATCTTAAAAAGAAAGCGCAAGAAGTAAAACCTGAGGAGGTGATCAACAATTTAGGATTGGATGACCTTATACTAAGCATAAATGCATGATATTATATCATGACACGGAAAAATATCGAGGGGTCTCCAATCCGCCCTTTACTAAAACTATGAACAAAACAGTAACACAACAAACAAAAGAGTTCTACAGAAATTGGAGAAGAACAGTTAGGTGGACTTTGCCTAATTATCTTAGACCTTCCTCGTTTGGAGAAAGAACAGGTACATTTTATTTTAAAGATGCCTGGAGAACGTGCGAAGATGCAGGTACAGCACACTTAAAGAGACCCTTAAACTTATGGGCAGATGCACATACAATTTCAGTCGCAGACGACATAATAACGATCACTCGCGATGAAAATAATCAAGTATCTACTTATACGTATGGGGAGGATATTTTCAATACTATCTGTGTAAAGAACATAGATGAAGCTAGAAAAATAGAAAACAATCAAGCACATTTTGGGGGACTGTATGTTGTAGATTATACAACAAGAAATGTATACAGACTCGTAGTAAAAAAGAATAAAAAAGTAAGATTAGAAAGAGTACTAAATACTTGGGTAACTAAGTTGCCTTGGTTAACAGGGTCAACTCAATTTAAAAACTATCGCAGCGGACAGAGGATCGAGACAGCATTTGGAGGTGTTCTAAACACCACAAATACTCAACCTTCAAACAACGGATATTGAAGGTCGTTAACAGCGTATGATTCGCAAGGAGTACTTTATAGTACGATAGGAGATAAGTATGTTAGGATTCTTTGAATGGTTAACAGCTTGGATAGCAGTATTACCTACAGTGGTAATGATCTGTTCTCTAATAGCAGCTTTGACTCCAACCCCTATAGATGACGGTTGGATGAAGAAAGTCTACAAACTAGTAGACTGGTTTGCCTTAAATGTTGGTAAAGCTAAAGACAAATAACATTTCGGGGGTATAGTGGGCTGAAACGCCCACTATGCATTGAGGAGATTCAATGGCAAGAAAACGAAGGAAGGTCGCTAAAAAGCGTCCAGTACCTACAAACCCTACTCTTTATGCTAGAGTAAAAGCACAAGCAAAGAGAAAGTTTAAGGTATACCCATCAGCGTATGCTAATGGATGGCTAGTAAAAACTTACAAAGCCAAAGGCGGAAGGTATCGTATGGGTACTGGACGTAAGAGGAAGTAATGGCAAAGCCTAAAAGTGGATTAACTAAATGGTTTAAAGAAGGATGGGTAGACATCTCTCGTAAGAGAAAAGGTGGTGGACATCCTCCGTGTGGAAGAAAATCTGCACGAGGCAAGGGAGGCTATCCCAAGTGTGTACCAGCTAGTAAAGCCCGTAGAATGACTTCGGCGCAGAAACGATCTGCAGTAACACGCAAGAGGAGAGCAGGTAATCCTGGTGGCAAACCAAGAAACGTATCTACTTTTGTAAAAAGAAAAAGAAGAACAACTAAAAGAAGGAGAAAGTAAGATGAACAATCGTGCACTTGACCAGAAGTTTGAAATGACACAAAGGTTAGCACAGATTGAGATATCAGTAGCGGCTCTTATAATAAAGAGACGTCGAACACTTACTAATCTTATAAAACTGAAAAACTATGCTACTATGAAGGAGTGTGATTTTCGAGATAAGCAGATTGAAAAGCTTATAGGAGACAGAAATGGCTAGATCATTTTTAACCGGACCTACTGGTGTACATAACACTCAGAAGATTCGTAAACATAAATTAAAGAGAGGTGTCACTAGAGACATGAACTCCGCTGCAGGTACTACTGTAAACAGTAAGAACCCTAACAGCATGGAGGCTTTCAGATATGCCGCAGGAGCTAAAGCAGTTGGACCAAGATTTGGTAAGACTACTAATCCTAAGCGAGCAAAATTTAGTAAGAAAGGAGCAGGCAAGATACTTCGTAAAAGGAGATAATCATGCCACGTAAGCGCGACCCTAGACTAAAAAGAGCAGGTGTAAGTGGATTCAATAAGCCCAAAAGAACACCTGGACACCGTACTAAGTCACACATTGTAGTGGCAAAGTCAGGTGGCAAAATTAAAACTATACGTTTTGGACAGAAAGGAGCTAAGACAGCAGGGAAACCTAAAGCTGGAGAGTCTCGTAGAATGAAGATGAAACGTAAAAGTTTTAAAGCTAGACATAGAAAGAATATTGCCAGAGGCAAGATGTCAGCAGCTTATTGGGCAAATAAAGTTAAATGGTAAAAAAGGAGATAATATGGGGTTACCCACTACAGACGGAAGAAAGTTATGGTTAGACGAAAGTCAACTACACGCTAATAATTTCTTAACTACAATGTTAGATGTTGAAAAGAAACGAACTCTATCAAAAGCAGAGAGAAATTTAAAACAGATGTCAGCCTCCTTTTTATACCTTTACGAAAAAGCCGTAGAGATAGGTCTTCTAGATGAAGAAGACGATTTAGTAACTTTCTTTAACGAGACTATACATTGATAGATATTAGTAGAAAAGATATACTCAGCACTGAGCTGATGACATTTGATGAGAATAAATTCATAAAACTGCCTATAGGTAGTTACATGGAGTTACTCGGAATCAATCCAAATAGTTCTCAAACAGCATTAATCAATGCTATCAACAACCCCAAGTACCGTTTTGTTTGTGCTGCGATTTCTCGTAGACAAGGTAAAACTTATATTGCAAACATAATAGGTCAATTAATCACTTTAGTACCTGGTTCTAATGTACTATTAATGTCCCCCAACTATTCATTGTCTCAAATTTCTTTTGAACTACAAAGACAACTGATTAAGCACTTCGATTTAGAAGTTACTCGAGATAATGCAAAAGATAAAGTTATTGAGCTTTCAAACGGCTCTACAATACGTATGGGTTCTGTTAACCAAGTCGACTCAGTGGTGGGTAGAAGCTATGATCTCATCATATTCGATGAGGCCGCCCTTGTTGACGGCAAGGATGCTTTCAATGTTGCGCTCAGGCCCACACTAGATAAAGCAAACTCTAAGGCAATCTTTATTTCCACACCTAGGGGCAGAAATAATTGGTTCGCTGAGTTTTGGCATAGAGGATTCAGTGATGAATTTCCAGAATGGGCATCTGTTAGGGCAACTTATCATGAAAACCCAAGATTATCTGACTCTGATATACAAGAAGCCAAAAGAACTATGTCAGAAGCTGAATTTAACCAAGAATACATGGCAGATTTCAATGTATTTGAAGGACAAGTATGGGCATTTGACCATGAAACACAAATTATGGACTTGTCAGAGATACAAACTGGACGTATGGATATATTCGCAGGAATGGACGTAGGGTATAAAGACCCCACAGCTTTCTGTGTTATTGCATATGACTGGGATGCTCAAAAATTCTACTTAGTAGATGAGTATCTAGACTCAGAAAGAACTACTGAGCAGCATGCTATTGAAATTCAAAAGCTTATTAACAAATGGAATATAGATTATATCTATATTGACTCTGCAGCTCAACAAACAAGATTCGATTTTGCACAAAACTACGATATCAGCACTATCAATGCCAAAAAGTCAGTACTAGATGGTATAGCATGCGTTGCTACTGTAGTAGATAATAATCAATTATTTGTACATCAAGGGTGTAAAGAGTCCCTACTGTGTTTAGACCAATATCAGTGGGATCCAAATCCTAATTTATTAAGAGAAAAACCTAAACACAACTATGCTTCTCACATGGCAGACGCGCTAAGATATGCAATATATTCGTTCGAAACAAGCGCCACTACATTCTAATTATACCTATCAAAAATAGTTCTTGACATGAGTTTAAATTTACGATATAATTCTATTATACGAGTAGGTTTATGACTTTAAAGAGAGATTTAGTTAAATATGTTCGTGACAAGGCGAAGTCTAAATATAAAAAAGGAACGGAGTGTCACATTTGCGGGAGTACAGAGAATCTGGACTTTCATCACTTTAACGGATTAACTGAGTTACTAGAATGGTGGATGAAGAAAGAAAAAATCACCATAGAAACTGAAGAAGAAATACTAGCGCTTCGTGAAGATTTCATAAAAGAAAATCATGACGAAGTTTATAATCAAGCTGTTACTTTATGTCATATGCATCACATGAGATTGCATACAATATACGGAAAAAGACCCAAACTACAGACAGCAAACAAACAACAGAAATGGGTGGAGATACAACGAGATAAATATGGCATGGTATGATAGATTTATAAACAGAAACGACGAGGAAAAACTTAATCCTGCGCAGTATGTTATATCTCGCGACCAAGGACTCACCATTGATAGTCGTGAAAAAATCAATAACTACAGAAGCGCATACGAGCAACTAGAAGTAGTAAATAGAGCAGTCAACATGATTGTAGATGATGCTGCAGAAGTACCGTATGATGTTGGACAAAAGATACTAGGCGTAAATCCTATAAAGAAGGAAATAAGAAGAACTAGAGTTGACCTACTACTAAACAAAGAACCGAATCCATTTCAAGATGTAAGCACATTTAAAAGGAATCTCTTAATAGATTTACTGATTGATGGTAACATCTTTGTTTACTACGATGGTGCACATCTGTATCATCTTCCAGCAGAGCATGTTACTATACATAGTGATGATAAAACGTATGTTGAAAAGTATACTTACGATAATAGCATAGACTATACGCCTTCAGAAATTATACATATAAAAGAGAACAGTTTTAACTCGATTTACAGAGGAATTCCTAGATTGAAACCAGCATTTAGAACAATGCAGTTACTTTTCAATATGAGAAACTTTCAGGACAACTTCTTTAAAAACGGAGCAGTACCAGGATTGGTACTAAAATCACCGAACACTCTTTCTGAGAAAATCAAAGAAAGAATGTTACAAGCTTGGGTTGCTAGATACAATCCAACTTCAGGCGGTAGAAGACCATTGTTTTTAGACGGTGGTTTAGAAGTGGAAAACTTAACAGAAATAAATTTCAAAAACTTAGATTTTCAGGAAGGTATAGCATCTAATGAAAAGATAATTCTTGAAGCGTTAGGTGTGCCACCAATCTTAATGGATAGTGGCAATAATGCAAACATTAGGCCAAACCATAGATTGTATTATTTAGAAACCATACTTCCTATTACTAATAAAATTAAGTATGCTTTCGAGAGATATTTCGGGTTCAAACTAGACGAAAATATTGCAGGTATTCCTGCTTTACAACCAGAGCTAAGAGACCAAGCAAGTTATTTTGCTACTCTTGTAAATTCTGGTATAATGACCCCGAATGAAGCAAGGGAGGCATTAAGACTTGAAGAAATCACAGGATTTGATCAGCCAAGAGTTCCTGCAAATATCGCAGGTTCAGCCTCAAATCCAGAAGAAGGTGGCAGACCGAAAGAGACCCCACCAAGCGAGGAAGAATAATTATGACAAAAGACATGATGGTAAAGGCTTTATCCGATTTCATAGCCAGCAAAGGCGTTGAGACAATGGATTTAGTAACATATAAAAGCTTCGGCAACGATGTACCTGTGAAAGACTTTATGCTTAGACGAGCATTTGGGTCTTGGAATAGAGTATGTGCAGTTGTCAAAAAACGATATCCTGTCCAAGTAGTAGTGAAGGTAGCACCTAAGAAGGTAGCTCCTAAGAAAAAAGTAACTGCTAAAAAGGAAGTTAAAGATGTCAAAAAGTAACGAAAAGATATATCAATGGACTAGCACTTTTAAATCATTAGGTGAAACTGATGATGG